CGGAAGTTTTTTTGAAAAATGAAAAAAAATTGACCCCGACCCCATCCGTCCGTCTATTTGAAGGAAGCCAAGAAGGGGCTGAAGGGGCTGAATCTGGGCGGGCCGCGGCTGATTTGGTTGGGCCGTCGCTGATCCCGCCAAGGCTGGTGTCGTTACCTCGGGGTTCAGGCTCTTACGGTGCCGAGGTCGCGGCTCTGGCGAAGGATGTGTTGGGGGTTCAGTTGATGCCGTGGCAGATCACGGCGCTTGAGGGGCAGCTGTCGCATGACGATGCCGGTGCGCTGTGCTTCAAGCGGAGCCTGGTGTCGGTCGCTCGGCAGAACGGCAAGACCGTGGCCTTGAAAGCGCTGGCCCTGTGGGTGTTGACGAAGGAACCGATCCGTCGCGGCGAGCCGGTGCTGCTGATCTCGACCGCGCACAACCTTGACTTGGCTGTCGAGCTGTTCGAGTCGCTGGCCCCGGTGCTCGAAACCAAGTTCGGCGCAAAGCTCTACTGGTCGTATGGCCGCAATGAGGCCGTCATGCCTGACGGCTCCCGCTGGCTGGTTCAGGCCGCCACACCTCGAGCGTTTCACGGGTTCAGCCCGGACTACATCATCGCCGACGAACTCTGGAACATCTCTGCCGACGTGATCTTCAATGGCGCGATCCCGTCCCAACGCGCTCGGCGGCAGTCGCTGTTGTCGTGCTGGAGCACCGCTGGCACCGAGGACTCCCACGCCATGCTCAAGCTCCGCGAAGAGGGGCTTCGAGCGATCGACACGAAGGCCGACAGCAAACTGTTCTTTGCCGAGTGGTCGATTCCGTCTGGCGTTGACACGACCGACGAAGTGTTCTGGCCGATGGCCAACCCGGCGATCGGACATCTGCTGGATCTCGAGACGCTCCGCGACGAGTCCGAGATGGCTGACAAGGCGGCCTTTCACCGGGCGTCGCTGAACCTGTGGATCTCAAGCGCCCAGTCATGGCTGGCACCTGGCGTGTTTGACAAGCTGATTGTTCAGGGCATTCCCGAGGGCGGCATCCTTGCGGTGGACTCCAGCATTGACGACTCAACCTATGCAGGGATCCGTGCGGTGCCGATGCCTGACGGACGGATCGGTGTTACCGTCGCGTTTATCGCCGACACCCTGCCCGGTGTCTGGGCCGAGATCGAGAAACTGGCCCCGACCGTCATCGGCATCGCCCTGACTCCGAGCCTGGCGTCGATCGCCCCGCCGCAATACGAACGGAAAAAGATCGTCGTCGGCTACAACGAGCTGCTGACCCATACCGGCATGGTGCGGCAGCTCATTCTCGAGGGCCGCCTGGTGCACTCTGGCGAACAGATGCTGTCCGAACACGTCAATCGTGCCGTCGGTGTCCGCACAGCCGCGGGGTTCGTCTTATCAAGCCAAAAATCGCCGGGTCTGATCACGTTGGCCCGTTGCATGATCTGGGCCGCGGCGTTGGTCGCTCGACCACAGCAGAAAACGCGGGCCGCGGTCGCGTTCAGCAGGTAGGGGATCGGTTTCTATCTTTCTCGGAAACGCTTGCATCGCGTTACACGGCAGGCGCACAATCCGATCGTGGGATTATTCCGCAAGAAGATCGAAGCCCCGGCTATCGCGGCCGCCCCCTTGGCCGCAGCCGCGGGCGCTTCGCAGATAGGGCAGTTCTATTCGTACAGCGTTGGGGCTTCCGAGGAAGCTGCCCTATCTGTCCCCACCATTTCCCGCGCCGTGTCGCTGCTCACGACGGTGGTCGGCACCCTCGATTTGAAGTCCTACGTCCTGCAATGGGGCGGCGAGGAATACGAAAAGATTTGGGTGCAGGGCGAAACGTGGATGTCGCGTCCCGATCCGAAGGTGCCGCGTCAATTCATCATGGGCAAAACAGCCCGCGATCTCATCATGTACGGCCGCGCACATTGGGCCGTAACGTCGCGCTACTCGACCGGTTTCCCCGCGACCTTCGAGTGGCTGCCGGCGAACATGGTCTATTCGACCGCCATGCCCGCGTCGCCGGAATGGTTCGGAATGCCAACCGACCTCGAGTTCAACGGGATGCCGCTTGACGTTCGCAACGTCATTACGTTTCTGTCGCCCAACCAGGGTCTCGTGTACGCGGGCCGCCGCGCCGTCACCGTCGCGCTCCGTCTTGACCAGGCCGCCGAACGTTTTGCAGCCACCGAAATCGCAGCCGGATACCTCCAGCAAACGAGCAACTCCGAGCCCATGTCATCCGAGGAGCTCGGCGAATTGGCCGCCGCTTGGGCGAACGCCCGCCGCGTCTCGGCGATCGGCGCACTCAACTCGGCCGTCGAATGGAAAGAATTCCAGAGCGACCCGAGCAAGTTGCAGCTGGTCGAATCGCGCAAATACCAGGCGCTGGAAATGGCCCGCCTGCTTGACATCCCCGGGTATCTCCTCGGCATCGATCAGTCCGGCATGACCTACCAGAACGCGCAACAGTCACGTCAAGACCTGATCCTGTTCGGTGCGCGGCCCCTGCTCCACGCCATCGAGGAGCGCCTGTCAATGAATGACGTTTTGCCGAACGGCCGCCACGTCCAATTTGACGTAGACGAATACCTCGAGGACTTCATGGTTGACCAACCCGAGGTGTACCGGGAGCCCGCCGCCCCCGAAATGCCGAGCGAAGACACGCCCGACATCCCAGAAGACGAAATGAACCTGGAGTAACGATGATCCAATTCAACGCGCCAGTCGAAATCCTCGCCGCCAAAGACGACGAAGAATACGCCCCAAAAATCGCCGGTGTGGCCGTGCCGTGGAACGTCACCGCAACCGTTTCTGGCGGCCAAAAGGTCAAGTTTCTTCGCGGCGCTTTTGACGTCAACCAAAAGGCCGCCAAACTTGTCGAGAACCACGACCTGACACAACTTCGCGGTGTCGTCAACCGCTTGACTGACACCGAAGCCGGGCTTCAGTTTGAAGCAACGCTGGCCGACACGCGGGCCAGCCGCGACGCAGTCGCGCTCCTGAAGTCCGGCGCGTACGACTCCGTGTCCGTCGGAGCAAACCCGACGAAATTCAAGTTCGACAAAACCGGGACGATGATCGTCAGCGCCGCTGATCTCATCGAGCTGAGTTTGGTCGCCGTGCCCGCATTTTCGGATGCGGTCATCACAGAAATCGCCGCCTCGGCCGACCCAGAGGACGACGAAACCAACCCACAAGACACCCCCGAGGAGGATCAAGTGTCAGAAGCAATTCAGGCCGAGGCCGCAGAGGCACCGGCAACCCACCCCGTCAGCCCGATCGTCTACGCGACCGCCCGCAAGGAAGTGGCGCTACCGACCGCGGTCGAGTACCTGTCCGCGGCTATCGCCGGCGGTTCCGCATGGCACCAGATGCGCGAAGCAATCCGCGCAGCTGCACCCGACGTGGTCACCACCGACACGCCCGGCATCCTGCCCACCCCGATCGTCGGCCCCGTCTACAACAACTTCGTGGGTCGTCGCCCCGTCGTTGACGCAATCGGCGTCCGCGCAATGCCCGGTGGCGGCAAGGTCTTCATCCGCCCCGAAGTCACCACGCACGTTTCGATCGGCGCAAGCCTCGCGGAAATGAGCAACCAGTCGGGCACCCTCGTGGTGTTCAACAACCAGGTCACCAAGCAGATCTTCGGCGGATACGTCAACGTGTCCGAAGCCGATCTGGACTGGACGGATCCGGCGGTGCTCTCGATCATCCTCGACGACATGAGCCGCATTTACGCCAACGCCACGGACAACTATGCGGCAGATAATTTGAGGTCTGGCGCATCGGTCACCGCAAACTTCGCTGCCGCATCGGCAACCGACCCGGCCTACTGGGCCGAATGGATCTCGGGCCGCGCCCAGACGATCCTTTCGTCGAGCAACGGCAACCTGCCCACGCACCTGTTCCTGTCGCCGGACTGGTGGGGCACCCTCATGGGCCTCAGCGACACCGCCGACCGCCCGCTGTTCCCGCAAATCGGCCCGATGAACGCCTTCGGCAACCTGACCCCCGGCCAGCCCAACGGCAACGCCTTCGGCCTCCAGGTCGTCGTCGACCGCAACTTCGCAGCCGACACCGTCATCATCGGCGACGCGACCGGCTACGAAGTGTTCGAACAGCAGAAGGGCGCCATCAGCCTGGACTCGCCGTCGACGCTCTCGCGCACGATCGCATTCCGCGGCTACTTCGCCACGCTGATGATCGACAACACCAAGTTCGTCCGCGCCAACTTCGTCTGATCCGCTGACTGCTGCACCTGGGAGTTCTGCATCATGGCAACCTTCACCGTTACGCACACACAGCGTCGGGACGGCTATGCCGTGGTGCAGACTCTCGAAGCAACAGAAATCGGAATCGGGCAATCCATAACCGTCGCAGGAACAACCGGGTTCAACGGCACATTCACCGTGCTGGCCGTTCCGGTGTACTCCTACCAGGGTGTCGACGACGAAGGCGACTGGGTCTACGACTACGACATCCTGATCGAGAACCAGCTGCTAGTCGCGTCCGCGGGCTCGGATGTGGCCCGCGATGCGATGGCTGGCACGATCACCTGGACAGAAACGTGCACATGGATCGTCGCGGCTGACGTTCTGTCGTGGCTCGGTATTTCCGTGGCTACCGCCAACGACACAACCTTCGTTGGGGTGTGCACGGACGCCGCCAACGCTTGGGCCTACAAGGCACGGAAGATGGCTGGCTATCAAGCCGAAAGCTTGACCACCGTGCCAAGTAGCGCCGTCAAGCTCGGAGTCACCATGCTGGCCGCCAGCTATTACCGCGAACGCGGCAGCGTTGATTCGTACGCGTCGTTCCAGGACATGGCGATCACCGCACCGACCGGCACGATGGGCCAGATCATGCGTCTGCTCGGCATACGCCGCAGCCAGGTGGCCTAATGGCCGCAACAGGCATTTTCGCCGACTCTCGCACCGCAATCGTCAACGCTTTGACGGCCCTCGGCCTCGCAGCTGTGACCGATCCGCGCAACGCTCGACCGATGACCGTTCTGGTCAACCCGCCGACGTTTGACGCCTTCACCTACAACGTGGGCGACATCCGCTTCGACCTGCTGATCCTCGCCGCTCCACCAGGGAACCAGGACGCCGAGGACTATCTGATCACGACCGCCGACACCATCATGGCGTCGACAACCCTGGCCGTCACCGGCGGCCGCCCCGCCACCGTCACAGTTGGCGATCAAGCAATACCCGCCTACAACCTGACAGTCGCAATTGCGGCAAGGAGAAACTGACAATGCCCACCACGTTTTTGTCGAACGCCACCATCAACATCACCCAGGGCGCGACCACCTACGATTTGAGCGCGGAAGCGAACCAGGTCACGGTCACGGTCGGCTCGGAGGCTCTCGAGTCGACTTCCTTCGGCGACACCGGGCGGCGCTACACGGCCGGGTTGCAGACCGTGGAAGTCTCGCTGACCCTTTTTCTGGCCTACGGCGGCACCGGCGCAACATCCGAAACCGAAGCAGCCGTCGCAGCGATGGTCGGCAAAGAATCCAACATGGTCATCAGCCCATCCGGCACGACCGAGAGCGCCAGCAATCCAGAGATCGTCATCTCGAATTGTTATTTGGAGAGCTACACGCCAATCAACTCGACCGTGGGCGAGCTCGCGATGCTCGAGCTGACGTTCACCGGCGGCACCTGGACGCGCGACATCACCCCGTAAATAACCCTCCAACCGTGCAAGGAGCAAAATGAAAATCCAGATCAGCGTCGACACAGGCGAAGGAGCCAAGATTGTCGAAACCAACCTGTTCAACGTGGTTACCTGGGAACGCAAATTCAAGCGTCGCGCCGGTGACCTCGCAGCAGGTATCGGAGCCGAAGACCTCGCGTTTCTCGCCTACGAAGCGAGCAAGACGGCAGGCCTCACCGTTCCGTTGGTGTTCGACGATTACCTCAAACGGATCGTCAGCCTGGACGTTGTGTCGGGTGACGACGCAAACCCTTCCCAAGTGGCACCTGGAGCCGCGGTCTAGCCGAGCTTCTCGTTGCCACCGGGTTCTGGCCGCCCGAGCTTGAGTTCACAGCTCGAGATCTGGCAACCGCCATCGACATCATTAACAAGCAACGCAAAGGAGGAAACCGATGAGTGTCACCGCCAGCACCGAAGTAGCGGGCGCTAAAGACGCCATCAAAGCCCTCCGCAAACTTAACCCAGAGCTCCGCAAACAGTTCAACCGAGACGCCAAGCAAATCGTGGCCCCGATCGTCGAAGACGGAAAGAACGCCTACCCACAGCAGCTGCTGTCGGGCATGCAACGCAACTGGACGCAACGCGGCAACAAGAAATTCCCGTACGACGCGAAAAAAGCCCGGTCGAGTGTGAAACACAAGGTCGACACCCGCCGCGACGCCAAATCCGTCATCAAAGTGACACAGTCAGATCCAGCGGCCACCATCGTCGAGTTTGCTGGCAAAAACGCCAACCCGCTCGGCACCGCACTCAACAAGTTCGGCCGCGTCGCCCGGTTCCTGTGGCCAGCCGCCGAACGCAACCTGCCCAAAGTGCAGGCCGAAATGGAGCGTTCGGTTCTTGACGCCGCCCGCCGAGTCAGCAAGGAAATGTAATGGCAATCAACATCCCCATCATTTCCGAGTTCGACGGCAAAGGCATCGACAAGGCGATCAAAGAGTTCAAGCAGCTCGAGACAGCCGGTGAGAAAGCCCAGTTCGCAATCAAAAAAGCCGCGATACCGGCGGCAGCCGCGCTTGGCGGCCTAGCGATCGCAGGAGCCGCCGCGGCCAAGGCGGCGATGGAAGACCAGAAGTCTTCGGCCGAGTTGGCGCGTCAGCTGAAGATCTCAACTCGCGCAACCGATAACCAGGTCAAAGCCACCGAGGACATGATTTCGTCGATGACGCTGGCCACCGGCGTCGCCGACACCGACCTCCGAAACGCCCTGTCGGTGCTGGCCCGCGGCATGGGCGAAACAGGCCTCGCCACCGACAACCTCAAACTGGCGATGGACATCTCGGCCGCCACCGGGAAAGACCTCACAAGCGTTTCAGAGGCCCTTGCAAAGGCCTACAACGGCCAAACCACCGCCCTGGCGAAACTTGACCCGTCTCTCAAAGGTTTGGTCAAAGAAGGCGCATCATTTAACGAGCTCGGCAAGATCATGCAAGACACGTTTGGTGGCGCGGCAACCGCAGCTGCCGAAACCGCCGAGGGTCGGTTCAAGCGGATGCAGACCGCGATCGGCGAAGCCCAAGAGTCAATCGGCGCGGCCCTCATCCCGATCATCGAAAAGCTGCTGCCCTTCCTTGAGAAACTCGCAAAATTTGTCAGCGAAAACACCGATTTGATCGTCACGTTGGGTGCCGCGTTCGCCGGCATCTCCGCAGCCGTCCTCGTGACCAACACAGCCATGAAAGCCTGGACAGTCATCCAGACCGCGGCCACAGTCGCCCAAAAAGCGTTCAACCTCGCCATGTCAGCCAACCCGATCGTCTTGGCTACCGCGGCCATCGTCGCCATCGGCGTCGCCGTCGTCGCGGCCTACAAGAAGTTCGAGCCTTTCCGCGAGATCGTCGACAGCATTGGTGCAGCACTCAAGACCGCGTTCACCGGCACCGTCGACGCAATCAAAACAGCCGTCGGCGCATACCTGGCTGTTTACAAGACAATGTTCAACGCCATCGCCAAAGCCTGGAACAACACCATCGGCAAACTGTCATTCAAGGTTCCCTCCTGGGTGCCCGGGCTTGGCGGCAAAGGTTTCGATGTCCCCAACATCCCAGAGCTCGCCAATGGCGGCCTAGTCATGCAGCCGACGCTTGCCCTGGTTGGCGAAGCGGGCCCGGAGGCTGTCGTGCCGCTTGACCGTATGGGCCAAATGGGTGGCAACGTGACAATCAACGTCAACGGCGGCGACCCGAACGCGATCGTTGACGCTTTGCGACGCTACAACCGCACCAACGGCCCACTACCCATTCGAGTGGCATGAAAACCCCCTACGAATGGCGAATTGACTTTTACAGCGCCGGAGCATGGCGCACGCTCGCCAACATTCAAAGCGTCAGCATTTTCCGAGGTCGCCGCTTACAAATTGACGACTACAACTCTGACACGCTGAACGTCGAATGCCGCAACCCGTCCGGCTGGACATACACGCCCAAACTGGGCGACAAAATTGTCGCCTACGTCTACCGGCCCGGCGTCGTGGTCGGCGTCGACAAATACCCAGGGTTCATCGGCACCATCCGTGACGTTGACATCAACTACGGCAAAATTGCATCGCTGGACACCGTCACGATCTCAGGCGAAGGCATCCAGGCCGACTGGGGCCGCGCACAACTGAACAGCCTTGTCCTGACCCAAGAAAAAACAGATGAACAAATTCTGGACGCGGCCACAGCCGCTGGTCTAGGCATTTCACAATTTGGGGCCATGTCGACCGCATCAGCTCAGACCTACACCGGCAACGCCCTCGAGCTCGTTAACGCCCTTGTCCGAACCGAAGAAGCCAGAATCTACGCATACCCGTACCAGTACAGCATCACATGGCCGGGCACCTGGCTGCTCTACTACCGGGGCCGCGGATCCAACATCGACCTCAACACCAAATGGCTGTTCAACGATGGCACCGTCACCGCGAACACCTACGACAACAAATACGACAACATCGTGTTTCGGTCAAGCGCCGACAACTATTACAACCAGGTCACAATTCAGCCAGAATTCGTGGCGGCCCAAACGGCGACGTTATCGACGACGCCAATTTTCAGCTGGGCCAAAACCACCGTTGACTTCTCAACGGCTCAAGCATTGAGCCACGCCCAATGGCTGCTCAATAACTTTCAAACTAAAGATTCGACGGTTGCAGCGATCTCGTTTACCGAGATGGAACAAAACGACAAGTTGCCCGATCCGTTCACGACAGAGAATCCACAACCGCTTTTGATGATTACCGAAGCGATCTCGGCGGGCGTGACGATCGGGTTTCGAAGCAATACATACAACTGTGTGTGCGAGGGTATCGCGATCACCGGCACACCTGAACAGACGCGGATTACGCTTTATTTGTCAGGCCAGGACACGAACGCTTACCTGGTGCTCAATGATGCGATTTACGGCAAACTCAACTCAAACAAACTGGGGTTCTAATGGCAGTAAAAACATTCACAACCGGCGAAGTCCTCACCGCCGCCGACACCAACACATACCTAAACAACGGCGGCTTGGTGTACGTCTCAAGCGGCGCGTTCACAGGTGCCGCGACCTTTGACATTACGGGATTTTCGAGCACCTTCGATTATTACAAACTGATCTTGAAGGCGCAACGGACAACAGTAGGTTCATGCAATTTGACGTTTCAACTTGTAAACGGATCAACCGTCCGAAATGGCGCTAACTATTACTACGCCGGGTATTACGTCCGCCACACCGGAACATCAGGAGTGGCGTTCAGCGGTGGTTTGCAAACGAGCGCCATTTTCGGCGCGGCTGATTCGGCCGCCAAAGGAATTTTTACATTCGAACTTATGGGCATGACCGACGTCTTCCAATACACAGGTTCATACGTCATGACCGGCAACGTAGATAACGTCATGATGGGCGGCGAAAGATTGGTTGCCGATACAAACGACAAAATTCGCGTCACAACTAGCACAGCGTTAGTTACAGGAAACTGGAGACTGTATGGATACCGCGAACCCTAAACCGCAAATTGCCACCATTCTTGACGATGGGAAGTATGGCCAACGCCAAATGACCGATGAAGAATACGCCGTACTCATTGAGTCTGGCTGGACACCCGGCGAGCCTGAGGAGGCACCGACAGAATGAAAACCCGCGTCGCCATCGTGGCGGCGCTACTCACCGTGCTGGCTAGCAGCTGCAACAACAAAACCTGGATCGAATGCCAACCGGCAACCACGATCCGAACCAAAAACCGTGCGCTCACCAGCCCAATCGCAACACCAGACCAAGCCCACGCGGAGGCCCTGACTTGCTAGACAACCTCAAACCCAATCGAGCCCCGTACACACCCGAGCAGCTCAACGCCCGGCTCCGCTTCTGGGTCGGGATCACCCTTGCTGGCACCCTGGTGCTCACAATGGTGGCCGTTTTTATCAACCTGCTGTTCATCCCCCAAGGCCCGACCATGCCGGAAACCGACAAAGAGCTGCTGAACCTCATTTCGCCGATCGTCCTGTTCTTGTCCGGCACGCTCTCGGGCGTGATGATCTCAAGCGGGGGCAAAAAAGACCTCGACGGAGACGGGAAACCAGACGCATGAAATCCACCACCCACACCATCACCACAACCGCCAGCAAAATCGTTGAACCCAATGCTGGAGCGCAAACGATCTACATACACATTGGTGGCAACGGAATCGTGTACCTGGGCGGCTCTGATGTGACCAGCACCAACGGGATGCCAACCGAAAAACACGCGGTGCCGATCGAGATCTTTGTGCCCCGCGGCAACGAGCTGTGGGCCGTCACCGGCACAGGCACCGAAACCCTCAAAATCCTCCAGGAGAACGGAGCCAGCTGATGGCCGTCAAGAAAGCCGCCAAGAAAGCCGCCGCCAAGCCCGCACAAGCCCCTGTGGCGGCCGACAAGCCCAAAAAGGCATCGAAATACCCGTACAAAAAACTCGTCGTTCCTGCGGCCCTACAGGGCGTTGAGAACGGCAAGTTGTCCAGCAAGACGCTTGCTGCTGTCAAGTGCGGCGGCCAAATGTGGTCAGGGGCCGCGGAAGCCTTCAACCGAATGTACGACCAAGCGATCCAGTCGGGAATCAAGCTCCGCAACGTCGGCGACTACCGATCCTTCGAAGCACAGCTCGGCCTGTTCAAGCAGCGCTACGCCCTCGAGGATCTGGGTCGCAAACCCCAGGTAACACGCACCTACGAAGGAAAAACCTGGTACCTCAAGCCCGGCATGGCCCCCTGCTCCACACCCGGCAAATCCAACCACGGCCTCGGCCTCGCCATCGACCTCGACGTAACCACCGCCAAAGTCCTCGACTGGCTGTGCGCCAACGCCCCCACCTACGGCTTCTACCTCCAATCCGACGACCCGTCCTCACCCGAGTTTGAAGCCTGGCATTGGCAGTACTGCGGGTAATCCCACACCCCTGGCGTAAAGTTCGCTAAAGTCGTTCGCACCCTGACCCCAACCAGGAGGAAACGTGAAGAAATACCCGCTTTGCCGCATTTGTCGGCGGCCAATGATGATCGGCCAAACAGACGCCCACTACGTCTGTGTACAGGATCCGATCGGCAATCTGGAGCGCGGCCTCGAGGCTTCCCAAGGTTCGGCTGACGCGAAATGGACAACCCAACAAGCCGCCGCCGTGGATCAGGCGATCCGCAACGCCGCAACGAAAAAGACATTCATCACCGCCGACGACGTATGGGCCGAGCTGCCCGCGACGTTCCCCGTCGGCAAAGGGCTCGCCGCTAGGCTTTTGGCGGCCTGCCGCGCCGGGACAATTGAAAACACCGGCACGACAACCACAGCGCGACGCGGAGGCGCGCACGACCACGCCCAACGACTGACCATTTGGCGGTCGCTGATCGAAGGAAGGAACCCCGCCATGACCGTCGACCGAGGAGCCCGCCGTTAGGCGAGTCGCGGCAGCCGTGCTCATCGCCGCAACACTCAACGCCACACCGGCCAACGCCGCTGTGTCACCCGAATGCAAACGCTACGTCAACCTCGCACGACAGGTCGGCTGGCCCAAATCGCAACGCTACGAACTGGCCCGCATCATGTGGCGCGAGTCCAGGTGCACACCCACGGCGCACAATCCACGCGACCCGTGGGGCGGCTCATACGGCCTGCTGCAAATCAACGGCAGCAACGTCGGCTGGGCCACCCGACAGGGCTACATAACAGCCCGAACCGATCTAACCGACCCGAGGCGCAACCTGAAGGTCGGGCTAGAGCTCTGGAAGCTTTACGGCTGGAAACCGTGGGGAACCAGATCATCCGTGACAACCCAAACAGCAAAGGAAACCGTGCAATGAATTCCATTTTCGACACCGACGACCTGGGCGACGACCCGTTCCCGCCCACTACCACACCGGCACCCAAAAAGCGCGGACGCCCCGCAGCCACACCAGCCGCGGCCAAGCCGAAGCCCAAACCCGCACCCAAGCCCAAATTCAACATTCCCCGATTCGGCAAAGAACGCGTCGTCGAGGCGCTGATGCAAGTTGCCGACGAACTAACCCCGCCAACGGCAAGCTACGCGGACAAACTGCGCGTTGCGGCCGACCTGCTCGAAGTCATCGAAAAAGCAAAAGCCTGAAGCAAGGAGCCCCAACATGACATTCAACCTCGACGACTACGAGCCAGTAAGCGCCCGCCTGGCGCGCTGGCTCGAAGCCACCGACGGCCACACCGCCGTCATCACCGAAATGGTGCACCGCGGCGACGACTGGTGCATCTTCAAAGCAGGCCTGTACGTCGACGGCACACTTGTCGCCACCGGCTGGGCCGAGGAACACGTCACCGAACGCGGCGTCAACTCAACCAGTCACGTCGAGAACTGCGAAACCTCGGCTGTCGGTCGAGCACTCGCCAACGCGGGTTTTGCCGGGTCAGATCCGACCAAGCGCCCAAGCCGGGAAGAAATGACCAAAGTGCAGCGCATGGGTGGTCAACCGGCTCAGTACGGCAACAAGCCGTCAGGCGTCGCCACCGAAAAGCAGCGGATCTACATTGCCGACCTGTGCCGCAAGCTCACGCCACCGCTCGTCCCGGCGCTGCCATCCGACCTCACGTCGGCTGACGCTGCCAAACTAATCGAGGCGCTGAAACGCGGGGAACTGCCGCCAATGCTCGCCACCGACGACGAGGAGCCGTTCTGATGATGTCATCGCTAATCAAATTTGTGCTCATGGTCAGCATTTCGGCCGTCATGGCCGTGATCGTCGTGTCATCGTTTGACGCGTATTACCAAGACCTCGAGGCGCGCCGCCGGGCAAAATGGGAAGCCCACCGCGCCCGGTCAAGCCACCCAGCAAACTCGGGGCCGCGCTATGAATGAGCACGACATTGTCCAGCATTTGCGGCGCATCGCCCCCTACGCCCGCGCCCACATCGACGCCGACGACTTGGTTGGCTGGCCGCTGAAATTCAGCCTGTGCGAAGCAGCTGACGAAATTGAACGTTTGCGGTCGGAGGCCGCGGTGTGGCGCGACGTGGCTCGTGACTCGACGATGCACGCCGCCATGCACGAACTGAAGGAGGCAGCCGGTGAATGATCCTGGACAACGCACAGACGGCCTCCCCTGGCCATTCAGACCCGACGCCGAGCCCTACCATTTCGTCGAAATCGCACCCAACGAGTGGATCCGCGTCGTGCTTGCCGGCGACTACAACCAGCTGCTCGAAGACTACCTACGGCTCCAAGCGGCGGCCCGCGACCAAATCGAGGCGGCCAACGAAGTCGTCAACGTCTGGAAGCACTACGGGCACCGGCATGAGTGAACCCTGGCCCATCTCGGAAAAACAATTCCAAGACCAAATTATTGCCCTCGCCATCCTGCACGGCTGGAAAGTGCACCACGTTCGCCCTGGCATGAGCTCCACCGGGAGGTGGCTGACTCATGTGCAGGGCCATGTGGGCTTCCCCGATCTGGTTATGGCCCATGAGCGCCACGGCCTGCTGTTCGTCGAATGTAAGACGATTAAAGGCCGTCTCACGGAAGCCCAGGTTGATTGGTGCCGCACCCTCGACGCCACCGGGGCAGAAACTTACGTTTGGCGGCCCACAGACCTGCACTTCATCCAGCGACGCCTCAAAGGCATCCGCGATGCAAACCCAACAAACTAACCCAACAGAAAGCCCCAACTCAATGATCGTCAGAACCCCACGCATTGAACGTGACTTCACCGTCCTACCCAACCGAGCACTCCGCGACCCGTATTTGTCCTACCGGGCCCGCGGCGTCCTCGCCTACGTCCTGTCAATGCCCGACAACTGGCGCACCAGCGCCGAGACACTCGCCCGCCAAGGTCTTGAGGGCCGCGACGCCATCCGAGCAGCCATCAACGAGCTGATCTCATCCGGCTACGCCAGGCGCGTCAAAGCCCAAGACGAACGCGGCCGCTACACCACAGAGCTGCACTTCTACGACTACCCGAAGGCTGTGCACATCCTGGGGAAACTCAGGGGAAAACGAGACACACCGACGACGGAAAACCAGTCGTCGGAAAACCAGTCGTCTAAAGAAGAACTGATACCAAGAACGTTAAAAGAATCAGAGAGTGTCTTACAGAGTGAACCAAAACTCTGTGGGTATTGCTCAGGACAAGGCGTGATCGCTGAAGGCTTCGCGGGCCTGCCATCCGTCTGCCCGGACTGCAAAGGCGACGGACTGGCGCGGGCGTAATGGGCGGCAAAGGACCAGGACGGCCTCGATCGGCATGCGGCACACCAAGCGCTTACCGCGGCCACAGCAAGCGCAAAGAAACACCCTGCCAACTATGCAAGCAGGCATGGGCCGATTATCGGCGCAAGTACTACAAACAAAAACAAGCCAAACCCAAAGGCCCGCGAAAAAACCTGCTTGCGGATGAGCACAAACAAATCGTCCGCCAATGGAAACTTGACGCAAAAACGTGCATGGATTGCGGATTTGAAATTAACGAGCGCACGGTCGTATGCATTGATTGCGACCACCGAGACCCGGCACAAAAAGCCTTCACAATCAGCTACATGATTGGGAAGGTCAGCGTCAAAGCGTTGTTAGAAGAACTGGCCAAATGCGATCCAATCTGCCGAAACTGCCACGCACTACGAACACACGACAACCAACACCACCTAGCACGACGGCCCCAAAAGCCCCAACAACCAGGACTGTTCGATGGCCAACCACAGACGTAAAGACCTCGACTCTGCGGCCTACCGAAAAGCCCGCGCCGAATTCCTCACACACAACACCACCTGCCATTGGTGCAAACGAGCCAAAGCAACCGAAGTCGACCACCGCATTCCGGTCATGGCAGGCATCGACCCAACCGACCAAGAAAACTGGGTGCCGTCATGCCACAAATGCAACGCTCGGCGCGGAGCCGAAGCACTTGCCAAGAAAAGGGCAATCGCGTCACAAAACCGAAATAAAT